AACTCTTTTAACTAAGCAATTCCACGGATGAGATCTATAAACTGCATCTCTAATTGTTTCGTATCTTTCGTTGCATAGTCTTGCATTTTTTGAATTTTCTGTAAGTGCAGTTATGGAGCTTGCTCCAAGTTGATTTAATGCGCTGTTACAAATTTGTACGACACTTGCCATTTGTTACCTTTTTTTGTTTTTATTTTTATAAGATTTTGGTTTTGATTTAGGTTTTGGTTTTTTGTAAGCCATAATTCCTTTAAAATTAGTTTAGCATCCTAGGCGGGTTCCACTCTCGCTTTCCCCGCCTAAAATTCTTTTTGTCTAGTTACAAACGTAGTTTATGCAGAAAGACATATCGCCTTCAGTTCCACCCGCAGCTTGCATTGTAGCAGCTATGTAGTAGAAACCTCCAGGGTCAGATGACGCTCCAGCCATTTCCCACATTTGCTTTCCAGCAGTATTGATGTCAGCAGCCTCGTGTCTTACGTCTGCCATTGCAGCAGCATCAGCCACCGCACTTGCAAAGTAATCTTCGTCAACTACTGAACCATCAGTTTGATAAATTCCGACATTGAAAGTACACGAACCTCCAAGTGTGTCTGAACCGATCCAAATTTGTGGAACGACAGCATTACTTGGTATTGGTGCTAGCATAACAATATCGTTATCATCACTATCGCCAGCTGCTACAACTATAGTACCTTGAGCTACACGAACTACTCCGTGTAATAATGCACTATCTGTAAGAACTGGTGGCGTAGCCTCAAAATTAGCTACTAAGTCTGAGTTTTTAGTTCCCATTTTTATTCTCCTATATTGTTAATTAAGCCTCGTGGCACGGAATTTGAACAACTTTTTTCTCTTCCATTCTAACGGCTCCCAAACTCATTGCGTAATAAACTTGCGTTGAGTAGGATTTGTCAGCTCTTTCAGAAATTTTTGCAGAAATATCCTTACCGATACCTAACTTGATAGCATCTTCAGTATATGCAAAAATTAATCTGTCAGTAGTGTTTGTGCTGTCCATATTCAGCCTTGTTGACATTATAAACTCAAATCCCATAAAGGAATTTACAGCACCAGTTGCCAAAGCTCTAACTGAGTTAAAGTCAGCACTTGTTACTTGCGTAGTTCCTAATAGATCTGAGATCTGTTGTGGTCCGCAAACGATATATCTCTTCAAAGAAGGATCAACATCGTTGTTATCTAGGATCTTCTTCGCAGCCAAAAGTTTAGTAATCGTCAAACCATCTGATTGATCTGAAGTTGCTGTTTTTTGACTAGAAGGTAGAGCTGTAGATGAACCACCAGCAACACCAGTAGATGCAGATGCGTTGAATGCTGTAATGATAACATCATCCATTGCTCTGTTCATAGCTGCCGCTGCCGCTCTAGCGTATGAGCTAGTTGGGTCTACAAGCATTCTAACTTTGTCAACATCGTCAACTAAGTCAGCCCATTCGTAGTCAGCTAAGCTCAATCTTCTTCTGCTATGAGGAGTGTCGATTTGAGGTGTGTCTCCGTGTCTTGAAGTTCTAAGCTGTGCAGCCGTTACTCCAACTTGATCGAAAAACGCATTTTTCCCCGTTACTTGCTCTACATCAACAGAAGATCTTAATTTACTTCCCATTTGTTGAGAAAGCATAGCCACATTAGAACTATACTGCTCAACGAAAGAAGTAGTTATTTGTGAACTCATAATAAGTTCCCTCCGTTATTGTTTATGTTAATGTTAAATCGGATGATTATCCTTGCGGGTCGCTCCTCGATTTTAGATCTCCTGGATCCTATTCTTTCATAGTGTCAACTAGGGTCTGATTAGATTATCCTAATTATTTTCAGCTATACTTGATTTTTCTTTTCTCGTAAAGCTAAAACTTCATCAACTGCTGCCTGGTGGTTTGGATGGTGTTTATCCCAATAAGCCGAACCAGTTTGCGTCAATTCTCCAATTTGTTTATCTATTTGTGATGGTGTTAGATAAGTTGGTCCAGATGATTGAACTAAACTATCTTCTCCCATTTTATCTGCTAATTGAGCAAAAGCCTTAATCATAACTGGATGATCTCCAAGTTTGGTTCCATCTGCTAAATTAGTATTTAATAGTTCTTTAGCTCCAACTGAATTAGCTAAATTAGCTGCCTTTGATACTTTTTGTTCAAATGCTTGACCCCATTCTTGTTTGAGTTCTTTAGTGCTATTTTCTCTAGCTGCTAGAGCTTTGCTATCTGCATCTTGTAAAGATTTAGATGTCATTTCATTATAAAATTTAACCATACCTTGAGCTTGATTAGGAAGTAATCCTAACTTATGCGCTTGGTTAGAAAATTCTTTTAATGACATTTCATCTACTTGTTTATCTTGTGGTAAATCAAATTTATATCCATCCGCAGTTTTTGGTCTGCCTAGTTTTTCATAAACTGCATTCCAATCATCTTCAGTTGCATATTTGTTAGGAACTGGAATTTTATCAGCTCCTACCATTTTTTGTGCGTGAATATAAGATTTTGCCAAACCCGATATATCTTTAATGTTTTCTAAAGATTTATCAGATCTTATATCTTCAGATAAACTAGATTTCCAATCTGTTGTTTCTTGTGTTGCTTGTGGAGTTTCTGTTTTAGGGTCTCCAGACAGCACCGATGTTTCTTGTACGGGAGCTGCTACCTCTTGATTTTCGCTTGACATATTTATTCTCCTTTTTTGTTAAGCATATTTTTAATAAACAAGACCACAGATCTTGTTCCTTCTAAAAATGCGCTTTCGTGGCTATCTCCTTTAACGTGAGTAGTTGCATTAAAGCTGCATCTTTTCTCCAAATCTTCCAAGACTTTTTTGCCGTGGTCAGATGTGAAAACTTGTTTGTAAGAAATGATTAATTGTTTTAAATCTTCTTTATTCATTCATCGCTACCTTTAGAGCTGGTGCAACTTTACCAGCACTCTCAGCGACTTGTTGTGCTTGTTGTAATTGCATTTGCTCCGCTTCAGCAGCTTGTTTTTCTTGTTGTATTTTTTGAACTTCTCCCTTAGATCTCATAATCTTAGCTGGTAAACCCAAAACATCTTTAATGTGGCTTACTAAACCATCTATGTCTATGTAATCAAAAACTGGTGCAATATTTTGCATTGATCCAAATATTTCAATTCCTCTCATAATTGATGAAAGCTCTTGTGTCTTTTGTGCTTTAGCTAATGGAGATACATATTCTATTTCGACATCTTGATCTCCTAACATTTCTGGCATTTGTGGAAATTTATTATTTTTCATTAATAAATTAAAAGATCTAGTAATTAATGGCTGCAACAATTCAGATTGTAACCTACCTAATACTGGACCAAGTAATCTCATCTTTTCCTCAGTACGCTGCATAACTTCTGTTGCCGTCATATTTTGTCCCTGGATAGACATTAACTGGTCAACAAAGAAATTTTCTCTTATTGCTTTTCTTCTTTGATCTTCCATTTGTAAACCAACTGGATTGTTGGCTCCAATATTTAATGGTTCAATTCTTTCCCTGGTTCCAGATCTATAAAAATTTAATCCTCCTGGTATAGTTCTAATTGGTAAAATGAAACCATCATCAGGAACCATTAAAGGTGGATCAATTTGTTTTTGCGCTGCTTTGATAGATACTTTAGACATTGTGTTTAACATCTTCGTATCTGGTAAAGCATTCATCGCTGGAGATCTTCCGTAAATTTCGTTTGATGAAGTTTTTAAATATCTTGGAACGACATAAGGAAATTCCTTAAATCCACTTTCCTTTAATAAAGTTCCAGTTTTTTCGTGAACGTGGCAAGATACCCAATCCATATTTTTACTATTGTCATATCCCATCTTAACTTCGTTAGGATAAACTGAGTGTAATATGACGCAATCATCGTGTGGAGCTTTGTCTATGTCTCCAAGAATTGCTCTAGGCAAATCTGCGTCTGGGTACATTTGTGGAATGTTTTTATTTTGTAAACTAAATCTTCTTGTTAAACTATCGACTAATCCCTTTTCATTTTCAGTTATAAATATTTCTGAAATGTGAATTGTTTTAAATCTAAGATCATCCTGGACATCATCTGTAATAAACATTGCAGACGTACCAAAGGCTAATAGCTCGTGATATAATTCAAAAATTTCTTGTTGAAAGTTAGATCTTGCAAATACTTGCTGCATAATTTTTGCGCAAGTTTCTAGCCATTCTTTTGCAGCATCATCTTCGTTAGTTACATCATTTCTAAATTTTAATAAAAACCACGGAGAAATCGTATTGGTTAGCATACCATTTAAACTAGCTGATAATAATTCTAAAGCGTGTGTAGCCGTGCCGTCGTATATTAGATCGTGCCTCTTATCTCCTTTAGTATGTTTTTCTGTGATGTTTGCTTTTCTCGGTAAGAAATAATCAGCAATTTCTTGCCAATGATCTTCCCAAGTAACTCTTTTTCCTTTGAGAGTTTTATATCTCTCAATAATCATTTTTGCTTTTGGTTCTATTGCCATTTATTTTCCTTATCCTAATAAAGTTTTTTTAGTTGTAGTTAATTGATTATCGCCTAAACCTTTAGCTCCAGTTAATATTGTACTAGATCTACCTTTACCTCTAGCCATAGCAGTAGCATCCGTTGCCGTTGCTTGTGATACTTCAGCTTTTGTTGGAGCTGGTGCAATTGGTGCTGGTGGTGGCGTGTAAACTGGTTTTGGTCTTGATATAACTCCTCCCATACTATCCTCCTATCCTAATAAAGTTTTCTTTGTTGAATATTCGTCATCCTCTAAACCTTTAGCCGTAGTTAAAATAGTTGATGATCTTCCAGTTCTTTTAGACGCAATTCTAGCTCTTTTTAACCTTGCCTCTTCGGCTCTTTCCTTATCATCATATTTTGGTGGTTCTGGCAAAGGCTGAACTGGCGGTATAGGTGGCATTGCTGGTATCTTTGGTTTTAAAAATCCCATAATTTATTCTCCGTGTATTGCATAATCATTTAATGTTATTTTTTGGTTTGGTGTATTCTTTCCTGGTAAATCCGTTATGGACATAGCCATATACCTTGCGCTATCGCAAGCGTGTGATGACCAATCCCTAACGGGTTTATTGGAAAACATTTTCATTTTTTCGTTATACTTTCGATGGTATTGTCTCAAAGCATTTATTAAAGGCTGCGTTGTTTCTACATTAAACCAGCACTTTGGTAAAAGCATTTTTAAGCTGTGTATACCATCTTCTAAATTTAACTTAGGTAAAATTCTAAACCTTATTCCCAACTGGTAAGCTACCTCTTTCCTGGTTTTACCCGTTGAAAATTCCATAACTTCTATATCGTGTGGAGCGTAGTGTTCTCCATAAACGTAATCTTTATCCTTAACTACCTTTACATAATGCGGTAAACCTTCTCGATTATTTTCGTAATAATCAATTATCATAATTTGATTTCCTAATTTTTGAAAAAAAATTATGGCGGTGCTATCATCAACTCCTAGATCCCAGGCGGTAAAAACTTCTAACGCTGGATCATATCCTATTCGAGTTAATTGTTTCTTTTCTTCTAAACCTTTTATAATGTCGCCATATACTGATCCTTCAATATTGGCGATCCAATCACATTCAAACTCTTGGCGATACCTGGTATCTCCCATTTGAGCTTTAGCTGCGTTTAATTCTTTTTGGTCTATAATATTGGTTTCGCTTGCCTTAGCCGTATAAGTTAGCCACTCATCATCTCCTAAAGCGTATTGGTATAATTCATAAAATAAATTACCCATTCCAGCGGGAGTACCTATGAAATAACAAAAGCCTTTTCTATCAGACAATGCGGGTCTTATAATTTCATTCCAAAGCCTTGGTTCTACTTGCGCTACCTCATCTATGCAAACTCCGTCTAAGAATAAACCCCGTAAACTATCTGGCTGTTCAGAGGATAACAAAGTTATACGGCTGCCATTCGGCAAATCGCATCTAAGTTCCGTTTCGTGAAACTTTGCTCCTGGTATTGGTCCCGCAAACATTTTTAGGTAATCCCACGCAATGCTTTTGGCTTGCTTATAAGTCGGAGCTATGTATGCAAATCTAGGATTTTTTAATTTATGCGTTAGAGCTGCTCTAATTAAATGATTAATTATTGCAACGCTCTTGCCAAACCTCCTATGACAGCTCAATACAGCGAACCTATACTTATCGAGATTTTTATGTAGCTCTGCTTGTAGCGGTCTCGGTGTATAAGGTATCTGTACTTTCATTACATAATCGCTAAAACAACTACTACAACAACTGCAGCAATCACTACTTTTTTATGATCTCTCCAATAATGTTGTATCTCGTGTATTATTCTTTCCATCTTCTCTCCCCCCGTTTAGTGAATAGTTGGCAAGTCAAAAATATCTTTTATTGATTTATATTCTATGCCGCTATTCTTCATTAATTTTTTTGCAAACTTATTTGCTTGCTGCGTATCTTCAAAGCCGTTTATGTGTATAACCAAGCCGTTGGTATCTTCATTATTAAATACCATTGCCGTTATTATTTGATCTGTAAATTTATTGTGTGCCATTTATTCCCTCCATCTTACATTTGCAGCTAGCGCAAAAATAAATTTTATTTTCTACAATATCTGCTTTGGCTTGGCAGATTGAACAAGCGGGTCGTTTGTCTGTGTGTTTGTGTCTTAAACTCCCTATATATATATTTTTAAAAAATGCGGCTGGTTTTCGGGTATACCCCACGTTTGTTCTTTTGAAATATGCTTTTTTATATGCAAATCCAGGCATCAATACTCCTTTACTACTAAGATACTACTAATCTTGTT